AAGTCTGAGAAGGCTTATCAACTTGCTAAGGCATCGCAGGAAATTAAGCGAGACCTAGAGACTGTTCTGCTGTCTAATCAGGGTCGTTCTGCTGGTGATGGCTCTACTGCTCGTAAGATGGCATCGTTGCTGTCTTGGATCAAGACCAACTCGTCGGCTCAGACCAACGGTGGTGACCCTACGACTATCGGCGTATCTACCCGTACCGATGGCAATACCCGTACCTTCACTGAAGCCCTGCTGAAAGAGGTTGTGGCTGAGGTGTTTGTGTCCGGTGGTTCGCCTAAGGTGCTGATGGTTGGCGCAACTGGCAAGCAGAAGGTTAGCTCGTTCACTGGTATCGCTGAGACTCGTTTCAACGTGACTGGTGCGGCTCCTTCGACGATTATCGGTGCTGCTGACATCTACGTCAGTGACTTCGGCAATATGTCGGTGGTTCCTAACCGCTTCATGCGTACCCGCGATGCTCTGATCCTTGATCCTGAGTACGCAGCTATCGCTTACCTCCGTCCGTTCCAGACGAACGAACTGGCTAAGGCTGGTGATGCTGATAAGACCCAGATCTTGGTCGAGTGCACGCTTGAGGTCAAAAACGAGGCTGCTATGGGCATCGTTGCTGACTTGAATATGTCGCTGTAAAGAACTAGCCCCTGACCTTATGGTTGGGGGCTTTTCTACGAGGACTTATGGACTTTAGAGATACGGTAGTACACGCGGACGGTGATGGCGGTATCGTCATTGAGACTAAACAGGATGTATCGGAGATCATTGAGGCTAACAAGGCTCAATTAGAGTTTGACAAGCAGAGGACTGGGCATCTTAAAGACCTGCACCATGTAGCCAGGATTCCGTTCACGGTCATTGATGACTTGAACAAGATAGGCATCATGAAGGGCTTTAGTATCGTTGATGACGCAGCATTTGCTAGTTGGCTTAATAATCCCGATAATGCGGTTTGGAAGACTTACCGTGGCACTATCTCTAAGGGGAACTAATGAACGTAGGCGTTTGCGTACCAGCTAGGGACGAGGTTCATACCTCTTTTGCTTTTGACTTTGCCAAGATGGTTGGCAGGGATTCTAAGCACAGGTGTTCTAAAGAGGGGAATGGGCTAAAGCTCTATACGATGGCAGGAACGCTGATATTCGATCAGAGGGAGAAGCTAGTAGATGCTGCTCTCAAAGAGGGATGTGATGCGATTCTGTTTATTGATTCTGATATGCGGTTTCCTAGTGACACGATTGACATTTTGTTAAGCCGTGAGGTTCCGATTGTTGGGGTTAATGCGGTAACAAGACGTAAGCCTACACTGCCGACTGCGTTGAACCTTGAGATTGAGAAGGATGACGAGGGTAAGATTATTCATCACGCTTGGCACAAGATAGATTCAATGGGTAAAGAGGGCATAGAGCCTGTTACAGCGGTTGGTTTTGGTGTTGTGATGATTCGCAAGGAAGTCTTTGAGAAGGTTCCTAAGCCTTGGTTTGATGTGGGTTGGGGGACAAAGGGGATTATCGGTGAGGATGTACATTTCTGCATTAAGGCACTTGATGCTGGAATCCAGACTTATGTAGATCACAGTCTCTCAAAGCATATTGGTCACATTGGTACTTATGAGTATCGGTGGGAAGATGTAGAGGAAGGCGCTATAGAGGCGCACAATAACGGGAAATAGACATGGCATTTACGAGCTACAGTGACCTAAAGACTACGATAGCGAACTACCTAGCTCGTAGTGACCTGACTTCAGTAATCCCTGACTTTATTCGCTTGGCTGAGGAACGTCTGCGTCGAGACCTGCGAATCCGTCAGATGTTGGTGGTGGCTACGGCTACTACGACTGGTGGTGATTCTACGGTTGGACTGCCTACTGACTTCCTAGAGATGCGCGATATTCACTTCAATACGACTCCGATTAGCTCTTTGTCCTACGAGGCTCCTAATACGTTCTATGCGAGTTCCAGAGCTACTGAGTCTGGCATCCCTAGAACCTATACTGTGCTGGCTTCAGAGCTTCAATTCGCCCCTATTCCTGACACTGCGTACACAGCTCAGATGCTGTACTACGCAAAGCCTCCGTTGCTAAGTGATAGCAATGCAAGCAATGTATTCCTGGCTAACTGTCCTGATGCGCTGCTGTATGCGTCTTTGGGTGAGGCTGAACCGTATCTGATGAACGATGCGAGATTGCAGGTCTGGGCTTCTCTGTATGATCGGTCTGTGATGTCTATTTCAATGTCTGACCAGTCTAGTGAGTACAGTGGTCAACCAATGGCAATGTCTTATAACGTGAGGTAAATCATGGCAGAAATGAGTAACTATCTTGAGAATGCGCTGATTAACGCGACTCTTAGGAATACAAGCTACACAAGCCCTACAACGGTTTATGTTGGCCTTTATACGACTGATCCAACTGATGCTGATACTGGTACAGAAGTCTCTGGTGGTTCTTATGCTCGCGTTGCTGTTACTTTTGGTGCTCCCAGTGATGGTGTTAGTACCAACAGTGCTGCGGTTGAGTTCCCGCAAGCCACAGGATCATGGGGAACCGTAGGTTGGATTGGTATCGAGGATTCGTTAACTGGTGGCAACCTGCTGTATCACACAGCCTTGGATGCGTCTAAGACGATTGCTTCAGGTGACATCTTTAAGATTGCAATAGGTAGCTTGTCCGTAACCTTGGCATAAGGGGTAGAAAATGCCTCTGGTCGTTAAGGATAGGATTAAAGAGACCAGTACAACATCCGGTACAGGTACATTGACGTTAGCTGGCGCTTCTGCTGGCTTTCGGTCATTTGCAGATATAGGTAATGGCAACACCACCTATTACGCTATTGTTGATTCTACTGCTGGTACATGGGAGGTAGGTATCGGAACCTATACGGCTTCCGGTACTACGTTAGCTCGTACTACGATTCTCTCAAATAGCTCTGGCACTACGGCTTCAATTAACTTTGCTGCGAATAGTAAGGACGTATTCGTAACGTATCCGTCTGATAAGTCTGTTCATGAGGATGCTGACAATGTGGCCTATGCGGTTCATTTAGCGGCCTCTAACGGCATTTTGCTGACCAACCAGACGGTTAGTACAACGATGACGTTCCCAAGCGGCTATGAGGGCATTAGCGGCAAGAATACGACGATTGCTAGTGGGGTAACGGTTACTGTGCCTTCTGGTGCTAACTGGACGATTGTCTAAATGTTTGGCATTAATACTTATGCACAGGCTCCGTATTCTTCGTTAGGTAGTGCGGTACTGTTTGGCGCTGCGAGTATAGATGCGACTGCTTCGGTATCTGCTGCTGGTATACGGCAAAGGATGGCGATAGGGTCAATTAGCTGTACTGCTACGGTAACGGCTAATGGCGGTAAGTTAAATTATGGTGATGGAACCATATTCTGCAATGCAACAGTAACGGCTAACGGCGTTGCAATATTTAGCGGTGTAGCTGCTATAAACGCAACTGCTACTGTTAGTGCTAATGCAACAAGAGTACAATTTGGCAATGCTGCGGTAAGTGGTACAGCAACGGTTACAGCGACAGGTTTAAGGATTCAGTTTGGTGCTGGATCGGTTACTGGAACTGCAACTGTAGTAGCTAACGGTGGCGTTGTTTATCAGGGTGATGCAAGCATTAACGCTCTGGCAACAGTAACGTGTGATGCTAATGCAATATTTGGTGGTGTTGCTTATGTTAATGCTCTGGCAATAATAAGTGCAAATGGTCAGATTATTGGTGAGGAGTGGTCAGATTTAACTCCTGAGGCAACTAATTGGACTGAGCAATCAGCAGGTAGCAACGACTGGACGGATGTAGGAACGAGTAGCGATACATGGACACCGGTTTCTGGTGGATCGAATACTTGGACGAATGTAACGGCAGGTTCAGATAATTGGATGAGGCAATAAGATGCCAATGACATTAAGCGGAGATGGAACGATTACAGGACTAGCGGCTGGCGGTCTGCCTGATGCCTCTATTACCGCTGCTGAGTTGAGTGGCGCTCAGAGTGGATCTGCTCCTATTTATGGTGCTAGGGCTTGGGTGAACTTTAACGGTACAGGTACAGTAGCTATTCGTGATAGTGGTAACGTATCGAGTATCACGGACAGAGGTACTGGACTTTACACACTAAACTTCACAACCGCATTACCCAATGCAAATTACTGCGGCGTAGCGTCTGCAACAATAGGCGGCGCGTCTAACTCTAATAGAGATGCTGCTGTTGGGCCTATTGACACTTCGTCCGCGTATTGCAACTCATGGGTGGCAGACAGTGGTGGTGCTGCTGATGTTGACGTTATTTGTGCCACTATCTTCCGCTAAAGGACAACCATGAACTCACAATTACACGATTTATTTGAATACGCAGACGGAAAACTATTCTGGCGCGTTAATCGTGGTTGTGTACACGCTGGAGACGAAGCAGGTACATTGCAAAAAACAGGCGCAGCAAAAAATAGAATATACATAACAGTTAATGGGAAGAAGCATCTTTTGCATAGAGTTATTTGGTTTTTGCACCATAACGAAGTTCCTGAGTTTTTAGACCATATTGATGGCAATTCATTAAATAACAGAATTGAAAATTTACGTCCAGCAACAAAAGCACAAAACGCAATGAACAGGAAAGTTCGTGCTGATAGCTTAACTGGTGTAAAAGGCATTATGAAAAAAGGTAAGAAGTTTGGGGCTTCTATTTATTTAAACAATAAGCCAGTTTATTTGGGAACGTTTGAAACGGCTGAGTTGGCAAAAGCTGCTTATGCACAAGCCGCAAACACAAATTTTAAGGAGTATGCTCGTGTCTAATTTTCGTGTGATTTACCCAACAGACGAAGGCGTAGCAGTCATAGTACCTGCTGACTGCGGTCTATCGATTGAAGAAATCGCAGCCAAGGACGTAC